TTGATGCGTGCATCCTGCAGCGTGTCCATGTTCGCCCTGTTCAGGTTCAACGCCACGCTCTCAGTTGACTGCAGCGCGCCCCTGGTATAGCCTGCAGGCGCAAACCATGGAAACGCTACGGCATCGTTCCGAGACAACGCTCCCATGACAACGACCGACGGAGGAACGGACGTGGGCAGACCTGTGAACGGGCTCTCCACGACGACATCGGGGAAGTAGGCTGCAGCAAAGTTTGAGTCGAGACCCCTGAGCGAGAACTGCGTCGAAGTGTTACCCACATGCACATCCTGTAGCGAGGACGTGACGACAGAGTTCAATGTGTCACGCTCCTCAACGTCCATGATGTAGATAGCATCGAACCTGTCAGACGCCACGGTATTGATCGCGTCGTCGGTGATGATCGAGTGCCTCATCCCAGGGATGGCCAACGCCTTGATGTCAACGTCCGATGGGTTACCCATCACATCGAGCGCCTTCTGGTATGCCTTCACAGTCGGACCGAGGTTCTGACCACGGGCAGAGTCATCCATCTCCTGCTTCACAGCTGCGTTCGTCAGGTTCGCCGTATCGCTATTGAAGATGTTTACACCATCGAAGCCACCCTGCATGTAGAAGCTGAACTTCGCGAGGCGCCTGACGGTCAGGTCCCCGAAGTCAAGCTCAACGCTCAAGGCGCGCGTCTTGTTCCCCTCATTCGCAGTGATGTTACCGTCCCTGACGTAGGACATGCTGACAAGCTCCTTAGCATCCACAATGCCATTGGAGCCCGTCCTCACCTGGATGCGATCCAAGGCGAACAGGTTATTGTTGAAGCGATCGCTGTCGAGGACAGTCCCACCGCTGTCTGCTGTTCCCGCGTTCTCACCCACTGCAAAGTTCCGCCATGACGCCTGGTGTGTCGGGAAGAACTTCGTCAGGCTACGTATGGTCTTGTTTGAGACCTGCGAGAGGTTTGGCTCAACGAGTGACGTCTGGTTCTCAAACTGGACGCCCCAATACAGCTGCTTGTTGACAGTCTTCTTCGGATCGTCACCCTGCGTGATGTTCAACCTAAAGGGCACGGGTGGCTGGACAGCACGCTTGATGCTGTTATCGCCCGCAGTGGTCAGGTGCGCTGTGCCCGATGATATCGCGTCGGCACTAACATCGACAGCTGTCAGAGGCGCTGTCCCTGACGTCACGAGGTGGAACGGACCTCTGAAGCCCACAGGCAGGGCTGTCGCATCGACCTCACCGGCATCGACATCATTGTCCATCTCAACCCTGATCAGACCTGAGACGTTAGGATACTTCCCCTCGACGACGAGACGTTGGCCTGCCTCGTTCTTATCAAAGTCGAAGTAGGCATGCATGTCACCGATGCGCCGCGCAATGTAGTTGTCACTCTCAGGATCGAGGTTTAGCCCAGAGAAGCTCTCAAACACGACCTCATTCTTGTCGTTGTCGTTGAAGTCGCGGACCAACAGGTCGAACGTCCCATATGAGTTGTCGTCGATTGTAGACTTGGCGACGTTCCTGATCGATATCTTATACTTCTCATTCGCATTCGCGCCGTCAGATAGCGCGAACACGCGAAAGAGGTTCGTGTATTTTCCACCGAACTTCTGTGAGATGACTGTCGGTGACGCAGGCGTCGTGTATCTCTCCTCAAAGTTCTCATAGCTTGGGACTGTCGTTGAACCCACGTTCCGCGCCAAGGCGCCTGACGTCAGGAACGCTATTGGTTGCTCAACATCACCAGGTGGAATGATGCCCGTCCCAGTAACAGCAGCAAGCGTCGGATACACGTCAAACCTAGCATAGAGCAGGTGACCTGCAGTCTGGATCGACAGCGGGTCAGAGTTGAACACGTTGCCAAAGAAGTTCTGCGCCGTCTGGTCGAACGATGCTGTTATGACGTTGGGATTTGAGGCATCGTTGCCCTTATGCCCGTTCAGCAGCATGACGAAGTTCTGACGACCGCTTGAGAGGTCAACCGTGCCCGTGATGGCACCGTTAGGTCCTGCAGCCGTCGCTACAGCGCTTGCTGCAGGTGCAGATGAGTCGGATGCGAACGATGACGACAGTGTTAGCGTCACGCCTGAGGGCGCCATCAGGACGCCCCTGATTATCGGGTGCGCGAGGTTGTCGCCCGGTATCTGGATGCCTGCGTCGGTGAACACGGTCGAGCCGGCACTCTGCGACATGTAGCAACCAAGGAAGTATGTGCGACCCAGGACACCATTCTCATTGGCGTATGGGTTGTGCCCTAAAAAGCCGTCATCCAGTGGCAGCCTCTGGCCCACAACGAAGCCCGCGGACTCGACGCGTCCTGAGTTGTCACCTGATGACGTCTTCTTCTCACCCCGGCCCACACCGAGGACACGCGTGAATGTCACAGCCTGTGCGTTTCGTAGCCACTCTGCGACTGCGAGGGGTCCAAACTTCGTTCCGTCAGACCCACCGAACATCGTCGTGAAGTCAGACAGCGTCGCGAACGTCAGCGGAACGAACGCAGGCCCGCGCTCCGCTGTGCCGATGATGCCAGCTGGGACACCGACAGGTGACACGCGCTGGGGACCCGATAGGTCAATCTCTCTGATGCTGACGCCTGCACTGCGTCCCGACAAAATCACCATCTGTTAGCTCCTGTTTCCTTGACCCTTAAGTATCGCATGACGTTAAAATATCACTCTTTTGACGCTCAGCAGGAATTCTACGCCACGACTTCCCTCTGATTATGCCCCCGATCGATGCAGTTGTCACACCAAACCTTGAGGCATATTCACGACAGAACTTTGCTGCTGTTCCAAAGACACTAGCATCACACAATGACCACGCAGCCCTAATCTCATCCACGTTATCCCATGTTAAGACAGCACGGCCATTTTTCTCACCTGAGCGGGCCCTACACATCTTCTCATAAAATGTTGCATCGGCCCAAAGCGCTTTAATTGCGCGACCGATCTTCTCACACTCACCGGGTCGCTTGTAACGACGCTTGTGTGACTCGCTCAGTTTCTTGCAGTGTTCGCATGAAAGCTTCTTTCCACGCTTTGCAAGCCCCATGCGCTCACGTGTTGTCTTAGAAGGGTTCCACCCCACACTTCCCTCACCACCATCCGTCAGGTTTGCTCCACCAAGGCTATTTCGCGTCTTTAGCTCACAGATCAACTCACGCTCCCTTTCCAACGCTGTGGCGTTATCTAGGCCCTCATGGATGATCCGCCGTTCAAGCCCATGCTTTGCAACTGTCCTACCCCAGACAACGTTCCTGCAGCTGACGTCGCTGATGCGACGTTTATTTCCCTTCCCAACATAGAACGGGACACCTGTGTCGGCACGGTAATCGACGTATACGAAGAACCTATTAGAGTTGTCAGACATAGCTTTCAATCATCACTCCAAGAAACTCACGCCGGTGCTCGTCACGATGAAATCAATCGCGATATATTCCACCGTGCGCGTAGGCACCAACCTGATAGAACCCCTCAGCCTGTTGTTCTCAACATCTGTGACTGTGTTGTTCGACTCATCCATCACAACCCTGAACGACTCAATGCCCGCCTGCACCTGGATCAGCGCCAACCGAGGCGTGACCTGCGACACCCAGCGGGCCCGCGTCTGAGGCGTATTCTGCTCAAAGACGAACCCTTCGCGCGTTATGCGCGCGACGATACGCTTTGCCTCAATGAGCATCCTGCGGACATTCACACGGTCAAGGGCCGAGGCCGCGGACTTCAGCGTCTTCTGTCCAAATATGACAAACCGTGAGCCACCACCCTGGCTTGGGAACGTGGCGATCGGGTTCAGACGTGCATCATACAGCGTATCACGATCCGCCCTCTTGAGCCTGACATCCACGTTGCTGACGAAGTCGAGCCCGGCCCTGTTGAAGCCCGCAGGGGCATACCACGGGAACCCAACGCGATCGTTGAACGCAAGCGCACCCAACGCAGCGACAGAACCAGGGACCTTGACCCTGCGACCATTGTTGTCATCATCGCTGATTATCACGTCTGGGAAGTACGTGGCAGCGTAGCTGTTGTCTATCGCCCTGCTGTCGAACTCCTCAGACGTCTGCTTCACATCGGGCTTTGTCGTGTCTGTATCGAAGAGCCTGTTACCATCCTCATCGTACTCAACTGGGTCCATGACATACATCGCTAGGCCATAGTCACGTGTCCTTTCAGCCGCATAGTCGGTGATAAACGAGTCCCTGATGCCCGGGATGGCAAAGAGGTTCGTATCCACAGTCATCTCATCCGTCATTATCCGCACAGCAGACCTATGCGAGGCAATCGCGTTATTGGCAAGGCCCGTCCCTGCGACATTCGTTGTGAGACCGGGCGATGTGTAGTCTGATGCGGCTCCACCACCCGTATCGCTGCTAGCAGCCTGATCGTTCAGGCGTGATGCATTCGTGTCGAGGATGTTTACGCCGTCGAAGCCCCCATACATTATGTTTGTGAACTTCGCGAACTCAGTGAACCTGTTGAACTCAACCGATGACGTCAGGTTGACCAGCGTCCCCAGCGTCACGCGGCTGATCGCACCCAGGCTATCAACGATCGTGTAGTCATTGCCGCTGACATCACCATTCCTGATGTATGCGGTCTCACGCATGTGCTGCGCAGCTGAGCCTGTGATGTCAGCTACCGCCGTCTGCGGAAGCGCGACACGGGCGAGCGTGAACTTGTTATTGTTGAAGTCATCAGTCCATGACCCTGTCACAAGCGCGTCGAGTTTGGCGATGCCGTGGAACTTCGTATATGACTTCACCAACGGGTTCGTCACGGATGAGACGTTCGGGTTCAAGACAGCATCCGTCAGCGATCCAGTCTGCGGCACACGCGTGGTCTTCACGCCCCAGTATAGCCTGCCGTCAACGACCTCATGGATGCCGGGGGTGCCCACGATGCTTGGGCTGTCGCTGACAGCACCACGCGTCACCTTGAACGTGAATGGCAAAGGAGGAATGACAGAGCCTGACACGGCATTGTCACCTGTGATGTAACCGATCAACCTGCGCGGTAGAAGGGTGTTGACGGTGCCGTTCGGATCACCCAGCCTGTCACTCGTGTTCAAAACCTCAGGTCCCCTGAATCCGAAGGGAAGCGTCTCCTCTGGGACAGCACGATCCTCAACAGCCCTGTCTATCACAACACGAACGAGCGATGACCTATTCGGGAACTTTCCTGAGACGACAATCCTGCGCTCGTCCTCTTGGTCTGCATCAAACTTGAATGACGCCTTCACGTCTCCTATGACCCTGCCGATGTAGTTCTCACTTGACGGATCAAGCGAGCAGACAGGGAACTGCTCAAGTATCTCAGGCTTCAGATCGGTGTCGTCAAACTTCCTAATCTGGACAGCAAACGTCCCGTACTTGTATGCCGCGTCAGTTGACTTTCTGATGTTCGCGATCGACACCTTCGCGCTTGTGTTGGCCCACTCACCGTCTGAGATGGCCTCAAAGTGGAAGAGGTTGAACTCCTTGTCTCCGAACGGCTGTGAGATGAACTTCGTCGTCTTTGGCGTCGTGAAACGTGTGTCGAACCTGCCGAAGAGGTCGCTGAATGTTTCTGATGTATCACCCGATGTCGCTGACGTGAGGCCGGAGCCAGACAGCAGCATGACAGACCCAGACGCTGTCGAGAACGTCATTAGCTCATCCTCGACAGAGAAGTCGGCATACAGAAGGTGCTCCTCCACGTTGAACCTGTCCGGGTTCGTGTTCAGCACCTTCGCGATGTAGTCACTATTTGTTGGATTAAGTGATGCCGTGAAGATACGGAGGCCTGTGAACCCATCTGACGTCGCATATCCCGTCGCAGACGAGGAGATGAGCAGCTTGAACTTTCCGTCAGCGTTCGGTGTGGCAGCATCATCAGAGTCCTGAAAGCCTGCGGTCACGTTCTCATCACCGTCAAGGACAAGCATCCTCGTTCCGCTGGCAAGCATGACCATGCCGCGCACGATATACGTCGTGGAGGCCCCGAAGCTGTCATTGTCAGTGAAGACTGGGAAGCCGAATGCCTCTCCGGCGCGGTCGCTATGGAGCGCAGCGATGAAGACGACGCCTCCAGTCTCTCGTTCACCGAGAGCAAGTGGAGATGCAGCCTGGCCGTCTACGACGAAGCCGGCACTCCTCACCGTCCCCTGGACGCGTGTCGTCTCAATGTGTGTTGAGGTGTCATTCGATCCAGCACCCAGCACACGTAGGTATGTGACGGCTGACCTGTGCTTCAGGAACTCATTGACAGCGTAGGGACCAAACCTCTTTGCATCGAGGCCCCCGAAGCGCGTCTTGAAGTCTGGGAATGACCCAACCGTGACGGGTATGAATGCAGGACCCTTCTCTGCCGTCCCGACGAACCCCGCCGGTGTGCCAAGGGGCGCCTGGACCCGCTGTGACAGGTCGATCTCTCTCTCAAAGAAGCCCGGTGATCGAAATGTTTGCTCGTTGGCCATTCTCTACAACTCCTGCACTGTCTTCACGCTGCTTGATAATTACTGCGTGCACTTCCATTTGTGTGGAAGCACCTAGACGTTAAAGTCATCCACATGTCGTGAGACCCTCCTGTTCATCGTCTCACCCTTGCGCTGGTTCCCACCCGCGATGCGTCGAAGCATCGTCCCATTGCCGTCAGAGAATGGGTCTGGGAGCTCAACGTTCCTAACGAACTCACGTGTCCCCTGGATCGGGTTGCCACGCTTGTCGAGGCGTGTGATGTCGCTCAACGCGAACTTGTCAACATCGCCTGAACCCACGGGTGCATCCTTCCTCTCATACGCAGGGATGGCTCCCTCCAGCGCCTCAAACGATAGCTGGGGCGCCGATAGGAACCTCCTGAATGGGATGCCTGAGCCCTTCCTCTGTGACGCATGGAGGTAGGCTGGAACGCGCATTGTCAGCTTATACCTAACGAACCTCTCATCCTCAGTGTAGTCAGTGAAGTTATCCTCAGATATGAGGTCTGTGTCAACGTACGCGACATACCAGTAGCCCTTGTCTGTGTCGAGCCTGAACTGGTTCCCCTGCGCATCGTATGACGTCATGAACGTCTCAAGGACCTCATTCATGTGCTGCACATACTGCGTCCAGATCGTCACCTCATACAACGCTGTGTAGAAGTGGGGAAACGGCATCGTGATGATCTCGAAGATGTTCCTATCCACATCGGGCCGCAGGATGTCTCCGCTGGCCGTGCTAAATGAGCCCACACGGGCCCGACGTGAGGCAACGCGGCCAGGTATTGCACCCTGCGGTGCAGAGGTGCCCAGCCTGTTCAACGGCGACGCGACGTTGTCCTGGTTCTTGAGGTTGGGCTTGTTCACAAGGTTCTGGTATCTCGGATCACGTGTTGACAGACGCTTGCGTATCACGAGCTCACCCGTGTCCTGGCCCATGCCCCGGCCCACGATCACGCCCAACTCACTCTGCTCAAGGCCCGTGCGTCTGATCGACACGATCGGCAGGACAAAAAGCCCGTTCCTGTCGCGGGGAGGCCGGTTCTTCTTCACAAGGAAAACGCGTTCAGCACCTGCAAACAGCGTGGGCACACGCGTCTTCGACTCATTGACGGTCACCTCAAGCCTTAGGCGCTCCTCAAACAGCTCAAACACGGCGCGGTCCACATCACCTAGACCTGCCTCAGGGATATGGAAATCAGTCGGAACATTCTGTCCCTCTGTCCCTGTCGGAAGCGCACCCTCACGGTCGAGGACCTCTTGCACAGTCCTCGCAGGAAGTTCAGTCGGTCTCTGTGTTGTCCTACCCATTATGCACCACCATCACTCATCATAGAAGGAGCTGCCCGCAGTGCTAGCGTCTCCTGCCCCACCCCTCGGTGAGACCTCCTTCGGGCCCGTCAGCCCCTTCTCAGTCACACCCTTTTCATGTAGGGCCCTGACGTCCCCCGTGGGTCCGTTCTTGTTTTCGGCAAAGCCTCGCTGCTGGACAAACGTCTGCTGCGTCGCATCTGGATCTGAGAACGCCTCATCCGTAGGCCCAAATAGCTTCGTCACGAACTGTGCCCGGCGGGCCTCTTTACCCAGTATCTCATAGCCGTCCAGATACTCAACCTCACCATAGATGACATCATTGAAGACGAGCTTCACGATCTCAAAGAAGACACGACCGTAGCTGAAGAAGTCTCCCTCAGCCAGCTGAACGCCCTTGTCCAGCAGGTCACGACGTTGGACATACGCAGAGATGTCAAAGACTGTCTCTGACCCAAACTGGCCCGTCCGCACGCTGGCCTTCTTGAACTCAACAAGGGCATCAAGCTCAATCGGCTGCTCAAACACCTTGTCGGGGGCCTCGAGGTAGACGTCATGGACACGCGTCTTTGTCTCGTTGATAGAGTAATAGAAAATCTTCTGCCCGATTACGTCCTTAGTTATCTCCTTCACGATGTCGGAGATAAAGTCCTGCTCTCTCGGTCCTATAAAGAGACGTGCCACGAGAATAACTACGAAACGGGCACCGGGAAAGCAACAGATGAAATGCACAGACCATCTGCACATCAACCCAATATGAGATGGTCTTAAGCTATGACCAACGCGCTACTTCAAAACGATTGCATAGCCATTGGGCATGGGAACGTTCCGAAGCTGCTTCAGGAGGTTGTCTGACTTGTTCGCCTCACGTTCCAGAATTTTTTCGTATGTCAAGCTCTCTAGGGTCTCCGACAGCTTCTCCTTGAGCTGCGTCTTGTCCTTCTCAGCATCATCTAGCAGGCGCGCTCCATCAAGCTCAACGTCCTTGCCCAGCAGAGGAATGGTGCGCATCTTGCTCCTGACTCGACCGAGGACCTCCTTGCAGAGCGCAAGCGTCATCTGACGTATCCACTGGTGTGCGATGCCTGAGTTTATCTGTGAATATGTCAGCCTTCCGAATGGTATGTTCGACAGGTTCGACACGCCCGTCGTCGATGTGTCGCCTGGGATGTCTGATGACAACGGATCGGGCGTCTTATACACCCTTATCCACAGCTTCAGGGGCGTCCTTTGGAATGCCTGAGGCGCTGGAAAGATACGCAGGTTCGTACCCACAATCTGGTAGCTGTAGTTCGACCTCCTCACACGCTGTGAGACGTCCATCTGGCCCGCACGGAGGATGTCCTCGAAGACGGGCAGAACGTAGAAGATCGTCTCAGGCGTGAACGACTCAAAGCCGAACTCATTGTTGAGATAGTTGATGGCAGACGTGCTATCAAAGAACCTGAATGCTGACGACGGACTGAAGTGGTAGACCTCGCCAATCCTCATCTTGGAACCCGACGCGAATGACGTCGACAGCGGAACGCCCGTGTCGTCGTTCAGCAACTCAGTGTAGAGGTTGTAGTCCTGCCTATTGGCCTCAAGCGCGATTGACCCAGACTGTGAATTGTACGACCCTCCGAGGTTCGCATACATCGCGTATGGTTCAGCCTGCCGCATGAGAAACTCAAGCGTCTCACGCGGATACCTCTGCTCTGACCCAGACAGGGAGCCTGACGATATCCCAAGGAAGCTATGGATCTGTGAGATCGCCTGGTATTGGTTAATAAGGGCCCCGAACTCAAGCATGCTCTGTTCGAAGCAGGCCCATATCTGCTTTTTAGTCAACTCTACGCCAAGCGTATCGTCGCCAAGCATACGCTTCACGAAGGTGACCATGTTGTCAGCCTCCGTCTGGAATGACGTGTCAGAGTCAAAGAATGAGAAGGGAGTTGCGTTAAGCGTGTTTGCGAACGTTGTCATCCCATACTAAGTATCGCTCGCAATCACATGCTCAAAGAACTAATACAAGACAACGCCCAGAGCTGGCAACACCCAAAACCAGATCGTCGCCAAGAACCCAAGCATCAACAGCATGCCCGTGACCTGGAACACCCATCTTGGAACGTCCCATCGCCTGATCGCCTTGTTCACATCGAGCCACACCCTTTGGGGCTGAAAGCTCTGCAGCAGCATCTTCACGCTATCAACTCCCTGTGAGACAGACAGAACGGCCACAAGCAGGCACACAGAGAATGATGCAGATACCAACAATGTCTGCAACAACACGACGCCCAATGAAAAGAAGAACAGGCCCGTGAAACAGGGAAGGATGTCCATCAACCCATGCATAAACATCGACTTCTCACGTCCCGGCCTCATGACGCTAACGGCACCCCAGAAGAAGCTGTCCTCCCAGAACCGCAATGAAAACCGCGGGGCGAATGTAGCGATGCCCGTCGATCTGTCTCTCACCTGAACATACCTGTGGGGATAGAGATACAGCGTGAGGCCATCTCCATGCAGCCAACCCACGATTGCATGCGACAGCTCATGCCGCACAATCGACAGGAAGAATGAGATGATGATGAACGGAACAAGTAAAAGCCAATGCATAAATGCCTCCTCGATCCTGTCAGAGGATCGCTATCACGGGAACCTGATGCGACGCTGCGCCCTCATCCACCATCGTCGCAACGATTGGGAGTGTTGTCACGCCCTCAGTCTTCACGCCCGACGCGAGCACAGGAACCGTCGATCCTGCTGCATCACGCCAGACCTTGAGCTGTGCAGAGTTCGACGAGGTTGCGATGCCCATGTAGTATCTCTCAGGTGTCAGCGTATACTCTGTTATGTCTATGGCCTGCAGCCTGTCTGTCCCGGCCTGCGTGACGACGTCTGACCATGTCAGACGTGTCGCAGTGGTGCGGTCGTAGATGCCCACAGAGATGTTGCCCGCGACCTGAGCTCCATTCCAGATGACCATTCGTCGCACAGTCATCTCACGATCAACATGAAACGGTATGTATAGCGTTCCTATGCTCTCACCAGTGAATGTCTGCCTCGCATATAGCAGCTCCTGGTTCGACCATATTATCTCCTCGTCCTGCGCAAGTGCAGCAACGGGAGGACTGTCAGAGTAGAGCGATAATTGAACGTTGTTGACGTCTGCCAGGGCCCAGCTGCCTGATGTCACAGGGTTCGTGTTTAGCAGCAGCGTCTCATTGCTCTTTGTCGTCGTCTGCGCCCGAGGGCCATCAAGGTAGCGACCCCCATTGACCCTGACGCCTATGCTCAGATCTGTCGCACCGGCACCGTCGGAGTCAGCACGGGCGACCACCTTTATCGCGGCACACTGATCGTCACCCTCACCGATTAGAACAGCATAGCCGAAAGCCTTATAGACGTTCACTGTCATGGGAGGTCCGTCAGCTTCACGGCTATCTCCTGCCCTGCCGTAGACGACGACGCTGAATCAGAATCGTTCTCAACAGCCTCGTCGAACGCAGTCTCATCACCCGTCCACTCATCCTTGAACCCTGGGCCCTCAGGCGCAAGTGTGAGTAGTGACATCGTGCGTGTATCGCCCGTCGCTATGATTATCTCACTGAGGCTCCACAACCCGCTGGGCGCGGTAAACAGGGCAAACTGGTCAAGGTCCGATGCACCTGAGTCAGACATGTCAAATGACGCACTTATCCTTGACTCACCATCCACGTAGACCTGCGCAAATCCCACAGAACCAAAGTTATCTATCCTCGCATCTACGCGATGGAAAGAAGCATCAGCGACGCCTGTCCCAGTTAGACCTCTAATACTACTACCATTTGAACCATACAGGTTTATGTTTGTCTCTGAGAAGTCTGTGCCTATGTCTATGCTGCTCGTCGTCACACCCGACTTGATCACCCTAAATGGATGCGCAGCCGTTCCACTTGTAAGATCAGAGTAGACATAGAATGACACCCAAAATGATGTTACACCCCCACCGGCAAATACCTCACCGCGACCAAGCTCAACGCTTACTGATGATTGCGTGTGCTCTATGCATCCACGGGCGTAGTCGGCACGGAATCTACCAGCTGTCGTCCCAGTCGTTGTGCCCGCATCAGTGTAGTTCGGCTCCACACGTGTAACAAGGTCTGTCTCCTCACCTCCGCACCAGAGGATGGTCCCAGGTGATGGATTCAGAACAGCGTATGCTACTGCCTTTGAGACAACAGCACCGTCGTAATTTAGGACAGCGTATGCTAAGGCCTTGGGGACAATTACGCCCTCATGCCCGACGACGGCTGTTGCAACAGCCTTGGAGACATTGACTGTCATTTACAGATCGTCTGTCTCACAGATGAGCTGGAGCGCGTCTATCTCATCCGTCGTCCAGCTGCCAGATGTCACAGGGTTCGTGTTCAGCATCCTCTCACGCAGCTCATAGCCCGTATCCACAATCGCCATTGTGTCAAAATGGTTGGTGCTTGACGTTCGCACACCGGTGGCNAAGGCATCNATCCCAGACGTGCCTCGGGCAGNNTAGAACGCAGTCTTGACNGCNCGAACAACGAACTGCCCAGTTGGCATGCCCGTCAGGTTGCACGTAAACTCCTGTCCAGCTACAGTTGAGTTTATCACGTCCTGCGTGTCAAGTGAGACCTCATCGATCTCAGTGTATGAACCAGATGTGAATGTGTTGCTGTCGCCAGCAGCATTGGGCGCAAGCGTCTTCAATGACGCGAGCCTGATGTCCTCGTCAGCAACTATACACTCAGATATCCACCACTCACTCGTTCCGGTGCCGCCGCCGATCATCGTGAACCTATCAAGCTCCGTCAGGCCCGTCACTGATAGGTCTAGCCCAGAGGGATTGCTCGTCGGAGAGTCGATCAAGAGCGTGCCTGAACGCCAGACCTTGATCGTCCCAGTCGCTGTGTCAAACCCAGTGAACTGCACGACGACATGATACAACACGTCTGCAAGCGTTGTCGTCCCAGTCTCAGAGATGACAGTCGTCTGTGTTCCATCGCTATCACGCTTGAACACGGCCAACTTGTTCGTTGCTGACAGCCCAACGAACAAGCCACCCAATGTTCCTGACTTCTTGAGTCCCCACTTCTTTCCATTTGCTGATGTTGTAGCTAAGTCTATAATCCACTGCGCACTGAACCACCCAGACGTTATCGCACCTCCAGGGAATGAGTTCGACTCACCCGGAGAGACACTGTCCTGTGTGGTGATGTTCAACGCTCCACGAGAAAAATTGCTCCTGTATAGACCAACAGTTGTCTCATTCGCTATGCCCGCGTTCTTATTGTTCGGGAAGTCTACCTCCTCACCGCCACACCATAGAATCGTCATGCATCACCTCATACTGTCGCTGAACGAAGGGCAATCTGATGCCCATTCACATCATCCTGTGTGAACTGGCCCGCTGTCACAGGGTTCGTCGTCATGTGCCTAATCTCTCTTGAATACTCTGATGTCAGCGTGTGCGATGAGTCCACATCAACTGTGCCCCCTGACTTCAGCCCAAGCTTCACAGCATTCGATCCTGCACCGTCTGTGCTAGCACGCGCATGAAGCGTCAGGCTGTAGACAAAGTAAGCGCCGGTCGCTGTGGGATTGGGCGTGTTCGCCAAGAAGTCCTGGTCATCCACGCTTGACGAGATGATGTCAACATCACTGTTCACTATCTCATCCACCGCTGTATATGCTCCATTCCAATCATTCGAGTCACCCGCTGCATTGGGATAGAGCGTGAATGCGTATTTGTGCAACGTAGGTTCATCAGCAACGATGAACTCATTCACGTATAGGTTGTGTGCTGATGAACCTCCTCCACCCTTAAGAGCCCGAAAGACGTTCACGCTTGACAGACCAGCTGGGGCAAAATCTAGCCCTGAGCCAGTCAAGACGAGTTTGTTCTCCCTGTATATCTCTGCTGATCCAGTCGTAGAACCGATGTCAAGAAGATGCACATCTATCCTGTGTGCTGTCGTCGTAGACTGAGGGAGGCTTCCAGTGGCCTCAACCATGACCTCTGTCAGCGTTCCTGCCGAGCCGCGTGTCCAAAGCTTCAACTTACCAGATGCGACGCCCACAAAGATGCCTGCCAGCGACCCTGATGTCGCCAGACCGCATAACCTCTTCTCAGGAGAGGCTGAGAACGAGCTTCCTTGCGGCATGACAGAGAACCCAAGCCAGGCCTCAGTGACAGAGCTAAACGTGTGTGCAGCCTCCATCGCCGTTGCATCCGCGGCAGACAAACGTCCGATGTTGAAGGAGCATCGTGCGAACGTAGGACGACCCACGACCGACGTAGAGACATCAGTGACAGCATACTCTAGGAAGCAGATGTCCTCATTCCCAGCCCAAAGGATCGTCATCTTACGACTCCAAGAGCGACGTTATTAGAGGAAACGTCGTGTCTGTGTTTCCAGGGTCTGTGAATGATGCAGTCAATGCAAACGACAACGCGTCTGTCTCAACCTTGATGCCCGCTGCCAAAGCTGGGATGCCCGTCGATGCTGCATCAGCCCACCCACGCACATCGTTGCTATTATCATCGCATAGTATCGCCATGTAGTATCTCCCTGGATCGAGAGAGGCATCGCTTATCTCAAACAGCTGTGTCACGCTTGCGCCTGCAAGACCGGCGCTGGCTGAGACTATCAGCGTCCCATTCAGGTTGTATAGGGCCACAGACCCAGTCCCAGTCGGAACAGGACCATTGACTATCGTCATCCTCTTTATCGTCTCTGAGGCATGCAGGTGGAATGGCATGAAGTAAGCACGATCAGCCACAAGGGCTGCATCCACTATCGTTGTGGCAGCTGGCGTCTCCTGGCTGCTATGGATGACAGATGGGTCTGTCGAACCGCCTCCACCTGTCGCAGTCGATGCGATCGTGATAGCACCGCTTGAGGCTGATGTCACCGTGATGTTAGACCCAGCAATCAGATAGCTTGTTCCATCGACCAACCTCGTCAACGAGCCGCTGATGCCTGCCTCAAAGCTTCCGGTCCCGACGACTGTGATGTTTCCTGTAAAGTGGGAACCAGAGATCCGGGCCACGGTTCCATCAGCTGATAGGGTCGCTGTGCTTCCAGTACCAGCGTCTGCCAATGTCACACCATCAGACGCTGCCAATGAGCGTTCATTCGCCAATGAGCCCGTGAGACCCATCACAACGTAGCTGGCCTCTGGATCTGCACCACCACCACCTGATGCGGTGCTTGCGATAGTTACCTGACCATTCGACTCACTTGTAACGGTGATGTTGGCACCAGCGACAAGATATGATGTTCCACCATAGAGCCTAGTCAGCGATCCTGAGAAACCTAACTGCGCACGTACGACAGCTCCAGAAACGTTAAGATCAGCCTCGTTGAAGATGTAGTGCGCTGATGTTGCTGTGACGGGATACTCTTCAATGCGTAGTAGCTCATCCTCCAGTGTTCCATCGATGCGGGTCTTACCTAACCCGAACTTGTCTAGGATGATCGTGCCTGAGACTGCGAGCGCTTCATCCCCTCCGGGCTGTTCAATCTGGACAGGTCCACCGTCGGCCGTTATGAAGCGACCTACGCTTGTTCCACCCTGACGATAGGCCTGGTCTAGGGTGTTGTTGCTGCCAGAGTTAGCTGATATCGTCAATGACCCGCTTGCGCTTGAGCTGACAAATGTGATGTTGTCGCCCGCGATCAGATCAACGGCAACCGTGCCGCGCGTCGCAGTCTCAGTGATGTCAATCCCAAGCCCGGGCGTTAGTGTCTTACGCGTCATCCTACATCACACTCCAGCCATCATGAATTGCATCCCACAGACGCACCGCTCTCATAGTCGGCACACGCACCGCTCTCAAAGACATAGAAGCACCCGTCTGCCTCGCAATCATCCGATGACCTCAGCTCACGAACCAGCAAAGGGTATGCGACTGCATTACGCTGTAAGTCTAAAGCGTCCTGACAGCAGTCATCACTTGACTGTCTCGGGCGGCGCCGATATATCGGATACCTTTTCTTGACTCGTGTCATTCAGTGTTATCTCGATCCAGACGCTTCGGGCTCTACCGATCCAGATGCTTGAGGCTCAACAGATCCAGATGCTTCGGGCTGACTTGCAACTACCTCAGCCTGCTCAGCTGCCGTCCTATACACGCTAACCATCACAGTCCTCGCTTCATTCTCTAAGGCCTCCTTCTCCTCACTGTTGCCCAGGGCTAGTTCTAATCGTCTAACAAACGTCAGCACATCCCTGCACTGCAACTCGTGGTCTGCTAATGATGTCAGACCGTAGATACTCTGTAGTTCCACCAAAGCATTGATGGCGCTGGTAAGAGAGATGCGTGCTGTGCGAATGGTGCTAAACATATATGCGCCTCGTTATCCTAACTATCCCGTCACGATGATATTCGCAACCCACAGGACAGTGGTGCCCGCCTTTCCCGTGACCTGCAGGATGACATCAGAACCTGAGGCTATCCACGTCGCATTCAACGCCGTATCAGACTCAAACGTAAAATCGTCCTGCACACTTCCTGTGTTTGCGACGCTTCCTGTATACCACGCAGTCACGGACCTCTCGTAGCCATTTCGAATGCTAGCGTCGCTTGTCTTTGCCCTGACAAGACCCTTTAGGAACAAAACGTCACCCGATGTCATCACCTGCGTAAACAACGATGAGGGTGTCGCGTCAGATGTCGTCAGACTACGGGCTATCATATTCGATGAGATGATAACCTGCCCATTCGATGACGACGTGATTGTGATGTTCTCACCAGCAGCGATGTATGACGTCCCATCGGTGAGCCTTGTCAGTGACCCACTGAGACCAGCATTGTGCTTTGTCGCACCTGTGAACGTGGTGCCTGAGACTGTTGCGACAACGCTGTCATTGATCGAGGCAGTGACACCTGTGTTGGCACCTCCATCAACGAAGTTGATGCCTGTGCCTGCGACCAAAGCACGTTCAGCGCTGAGATTTGCGCTGTTTCCGATGGTGACATATGCCTCATCGGATGCTGCCAAACCTGATGCTGCGATGGTTACGCCGCCGTTCGATGCAGACGTGACAGCAATGTTGCTGCCAGCTATCAGGTAGCTGGTTCCATCAATGAGGCGTGTCAGGGAACCACTGACGCCAGCCTCAAAGCTGCCTGTTCCAACGACCGTGATGTTACCCGTGAAATGTGAGCCAGAGATGCGCGCAACTGTCCCATCAACACGCAGCGTTACATCTCCGCCAGCACCACCGTCAACAAGCGTGATGCCATCAGAACCCGTCAAGACACGCTCATTGGACAACGAGCTGGTTGCATTGAGGACGACATACGTAGCAGCACTGTCTGCGCCCGTCACATCTGACGATGCAATCGTGACAGCGCCATTGCTTGCCGACGTGATGGTCACGTTTGAGCCGGCTATCAGATAGCTTGTCCCATCGATCAGCCGCGTGAGGGAACCTGAGATTCCAGCCTCAAAGCTACCCGTTCCTACAACAGTGATGTTGCCCGTGAAGTGCGTTCCTGAGACCCTTGCGACCGTCCCGTCGGCTGCGAGCGTGTAGCTGCCATTGGCGCCAGCATCTGTTGCCGTCAGACCATCACCTGGAGTGAAAACGCGTTCATCAGTCAAAACGCCATCTAGCCCAAGGACAAGGTAACTAGCATCTACTGTGCCATCTGTCGTCGATGAGATTGTGATGGCACCATTGCTTGCGGATGTAACAGTGACGTTAGCACCCGCCTCAATGAACGACGCTCCTGTTGATAACCGCGTGAGTGAACCACTCAGGCCAGCTAGGTGTGTCGTCACTCCTGTGAATGAACCTGTTCCAGACAGCTGGATGTTCGACCCTGAAATGCCAACCGTATGGTTGGTCTGTCCTGTGAACGTCGTGCCAGACACCGTCGCAACAACAGAGTCGTTGATGCTAGCTGTCATCCCGGTGTTCGCGCCGCCATCGACAAAGTTGATGCCTGTCCCAGCAATGAGAGCGCGCTCCGCACTCAAACCCGAACTGTTACCCACCGTGATGAAGGCCTCAGCTGACGATGCAAGGCTTGGAGCTGAAATGGTTACAGCACCGTTACTGGCGCTAGCAACACTAACGTTTGACCCTGCAATGATGTAAGATGAACCATCTGTCAGCTGCGTCAGAGAACCTGACATCCCTGCTAGATGCGTCGTCACTCCTGTGAATGAACCCGTTCCAGACAGCTGGATGTTCGACCCTGAGACGCCTGCTGTGTGGTTGGTCTGTCCTGTAAACGTCGTTCCTGAGACTGTTGCGACAACGCTATCATCAATGCTTGCCGTAACTCCTGTGTTTGCTCCTCCGTCTACAAAGACTATCCCTGCCCCAGCAATAAGCGCGCGTTCTGCACTCAAGCCTGCAGTGTTGCCGATTGTGACATATGCTTCATCTGACGCTGCGAGGCTAGCAGCCGATATCGTCACTGCTCCGTTGCTAGCAGACGTGACAGTGACATTTGTGCCTGCCTGAATGTAGCTTGTCCCGTCTGTCAAGCGTGTAAGTGAACCGCTCAATCCCGCATTATGTAGCGTAACACCCGTGAATGTCGTGCCTGACACAGTCGCGACGACGCTATCATCGATGCTTCCAGTTACGCCTGTATTTGCTCCGCCGTCAGTAAACAGGATGCCTGTGCCTGCAACAAGAGCGCGCTCGGCGCTCAAACCTGAGCTGTTCCCGATTGTGATGTATGCCTCAGTTGATGATGCAAGGTTGGGAGCAGACAACGTCACGGCGCCATTGGATGCTGACGTGACAGTGACATTGCTACCAGCGATGATGTAGCTGCTACCATCTGTAAGACGCGTCAACGAACCAGACATTCCTGCTAGATGGGTCGTCACTCCTGTAAATGAACCAGTCCCAGACAGCTGGATGTTTGAGCCTGAGATTCCAGCTGTATGGTTCGTCTGTCCCGTAAATGTCGTGCCACTGACCGTGGCCACGATGCTATCATCGATGCTAGCTGTAACGCCTGTGTTCGCGCCTCCGTCCACGAACAAAATGCCTGTGCCCTGTATAAGCGCTCGCTCCGCGCTAAGGTTCGCGCTGTTGCCTATCGTGACGAATGCTTCAGCAGATGGTGCGACATTCGGAACTGAGACTGTTATCGCTCCATTTGACGCAGATGTAACTGTGACATTGACGCCCGCAACCAAATACGACGTGCCGTCTGTGAGCTGAGTCAGACTTCCGCTGATGCCTCCCTCAAAGCTTCCAGTCCCGACGACTGTGATGTTTCCCGTGAAGTGACTACCGCTGATCCTAGCGACAGTTCCGTCAACGCTTAACGTGACGTCTGACCCAGCACCACCGTCTAACAGAACGATACCGTCAGAACCAGTCAGGACACGCTCATTGGACAATGAGCTGGTTGCATTGAGGACGACATACGCAGCAGCACTGTCTGCGCCAGAACCACCAGCAGCCGTTGAAGCGATCGTGACAGCTCCATTTGAAGCGCTGGTAATCGTGATGTTTGAACCCGCGATGAGGTATGACGTCCCATCAACAAGCCTCGTCAGACTTCCGCTTATTCCTCCCTCAAACGACCCAGTCCCAACGACTGTGATGTTGCCAGTGAAGTGTGAACCAGAGATGCGGGCGACAGTCCCATCAGCACTCAACGTCACGGAGTTGTCAGCTCCGCCATCCAAGAGTGACACGCCGTCAGACGCTGCTAGGGCACGTTCGTTCGCAAGCGATGCTGTATTTGCTATGACGACGAAGCTTGCTGCTGAGTCAGCCCCTGTGCCACCAGTTGTTGAGGCGATCGTCACTGCACCGTTTGAGACGCTTGTAATCGTGATGTTAGAGCCAGCTATCAGGTAGCTCGTGCCGTCAGACAGCCTCGTCAGCGAACCAGACAGACCAGCATCATGCAGCGTGGCGCCCGTGAACGTTGTTCCTGAGACTGTTGCGACAACGCTGTCATTGACGCTTAGAGTGTAGTCACCACCTGCGCCGGCATCATCTGCTGACAGGCCTGTCCCTGCAACAAACCTTCGTTCTTCAGTCAAAGTCGCATCAAAGTCAAGCACCAAGAACTGTGCATTGACAGATGCAGCTGTCGTGGCACTGATCGTGACCTGCCCATTTGACTGTGATGCTATCGTGACGTTGGCACCGGCAGCAAGGTAGCTGACGCCATCATTCGTCTTCTGGATGGACGCTAGGAGCTCACCGCCCCGAAGGCCTGAAGCGCGTATCTTCTGGATGTTGCCAGACGCGTCCTTGCTTAGGACAAACAGAGCTCTGTCAGCATCATGCTTCTTGACCATCTCATTCCAAACCCTTTAGGCTTGTGTTCCCAACAGCGAGTCTATGAGCTCATAGCCCAAGCGAGAACCTAATGCCATGTCTGCTGGGTCAAAGTCAAGTGAGCCGATGGGAATGGGTGACAGCGGTCGAAATATCCGCAGCGTGATGAACCTATGGTCGTCATCTCCCCTGCCCTCATTCACACGCCTGTTCACACGTTGGCACTCAACGAGGTCGCGCTCGATTATGTTCTGGATGATGATGTCAAGCGTCCTTATGGCAACATCCTGCAGCTTTGGCTGCCACCACTTTCTGTTCTTGGGCTGCCATGCGCTCATTCCCGGAGGGTCAAGCGTGATGACATCGATCTGGTCAGCGCCCCACTTTATCGCGCTCCTGAGGGGCGTCACGTGGACCAGCCCTCCATCGCTCATGTGATGACCCTCAGGCGAGGGCACACGGCCCATCTCGAACATTATCGGATATGCGGCACTGCTGTAGACTGCATCAAGCAGACTGTCAGCACCTGCACCAGCCTCTGCATGGTCATAGACTGTATACTGCCCTGTCGTCATGTCAACCATGCCAACAGCAAGCTTCTTCCCGCTGTCGATAACATGCTGCACATTCAGGTGCTGCCTAAGATAGCTACGCAGAGGCGTCGTGTCGAATGCACTGAGCTTCCACGGGACTATCAACCACTTCAAGAACGCGTTGTGATGCTTCCAGATGTCCTTGTTACTGAACCTATGCCACTTCTCCTTCAGCTCAAGGGCTCCAAGCAGCTCATGCCCCTGTGAGAACTGGGCCATGTGAACTGCGTTTATAGCACCCACACTGACGCCGAAGTAACCGTCATAGCGGTTTCCAAGCTCATGAAGACGAAGGATGGCTCCTGCCTGGAACGCGCCGCGGGCTCCTCCCCCTGACAATACTAACGCTCGTCTCTTATACTCTTCCATCGCTCAACTCAAGACCGTGCATCTGCTCGGCACAGAAAGCATTCCATGAAACGACGCTAGTCCATCATGCATGCTGGAACCCTTAACACCCTTCGTTAACATCGTTGTGGCCGACACCCTGGACAACAGGCCGACGAACGTCACAAATCCGTCCGACAGCTCATAGAGGACATTCCCCCGGGGGCCCATGCTAGCAGCGTTGCTGTAGCCCAACCGACCCATGTCAACGTAGTATCCCGCGCCAGGCTGTGATGAGCTGACGTAGTCATTGAACATCCCCAGCACGAACAATGAGACATCACCAAGCCTCTTCAATCCATGATAGCGTTGCCACCGATCACCCACCTGCGACTGCTTATACAGCCAGACAAGCGCTGGGGGACCACGTTCATCAACATCGATGCAATGCAATGCATCCCTTCTGATGAACTCTATGAGCATATCAACAACGTACGTCGCAGACATGGGCTGCAGCTTCACACCCTCAGACACAGCTGCATCATCAAGCATGTCATAGAAGAACCTCCGCGCTTCGAGCATCATTCGCAGCCTCCCGTTGAGCTTCCTTCACCACCAGGACCGCTAGATATGTGCCCAGCATACCAAAACGTACGTTTCTTCTTTCGCTTCTTCTTCCTCGACGATGCCTCATGGACACATGCATGCACGACGCACTCTCCAATGCGACGTGTCAGCAGATAGACATGCGTCTCATGCGTCGATGCTATCCCCTGCAAGAGGTCCTCAAGGCCACCCGACAGCATGCCCTGAGCATTTTCGGCGCCTAGAACATCATCCAGCTGCTTTAGAAACGCACGTTCTGCAGCCAGCAAGACCTGTAGTGGGCTGCCGGATGTCATGAGGACGCGCGAGGCACGCACCATCATCATGAGCTGCCTGCTGGGATCGAGAATGCCATCAGACGCACCAAGGCCGAGAGCACGTTCAGCGATCGAGTCAACCTCCTCAGCTATGGCCTCATACGCACGCTGATGTAACAGGTGGTCACCGTAAAACGACTCTCCCCTTGACGTCCAGTGTGCTGACTGATACATGACGTAGATGACCCTAAGCGATGCAAGGATGGACTCACATGACGCAGCGCATGAGACAGCTGCGTCCATCATGCACGCCTCGTCAGGGAGGGCGCGCCCTGGTTCATGCGAATGCCCCCATGCTTTCCGACAGAGTACGTCCTCGTCGATAGGCCCACCACGTCGTCTAGAGTGTCAGCATCCGTCGTCTGCTCATCGTCTGCGTCATCTACGACATCGCGAACCAACGACTCAAGTGCTACACGGACTGGGTCCAGGATGCCATGTCCAGCATCCGTGGGTAGCCAGCCCCTAAACAGGCGCTCATCCTGCTTGCCTGAGGGTGTGCTGTCCTTGATCGCATATGACCCACCACAGGCGTGGATGAAGCATCGCTGCGACTCATCCCACTTTCCAGGCGCCTTCTCGTGGATGGCCTGGCTACAGTGCGGGCATCTATGCCCCACAACTCCCATGATAGGAATGGCTAGCTTACGTTTTACGCTCGCACGCGGACCTGACATCAACCCATAACTATCTTGGTTGACGGCTACAACGCACGCAAAAAGAGCTTAGTTCTACAGCACAGCTTCTACGGTGTCATCCAGAGAAATGAATGCATCATCCAGCAGCCTGCATGCATCGACGACGTGAGCGTCATACTCCTTCTTGCGTCTCTGCCACGTCTCATCCAAGAGCTGCCACCTGGCCATCTCGACCACGTACGACGCCATCCTCTCCTCATACTCATGCATCTGCTCGTCGTACCTTGGATTAGCGACACAATGCTCATAGATGATGGAGACGTGAGGGTAGCCGTTAGCATCATTCCTATCCACACTCAACATGACGTCGCCTGCCCTAACATCACACGGAATGAGACTGAGGACATCTGCCAGCATCACGTCACCGTCCTCAGAGCACCAGACGCGGACGAGGCGCTTAAGTTCAACCCTGGGCATCCTGGGACATGGAGGTCGCCGCGGACGTGGCCCTGGAGGCTTGGGCATGGAGCTAACAAGCAATTCAAGCATCTTTTTTTGCACGTCCATCGTAGCCGTATACAACATCGAACGCATCGCCTGAACGCCTTAGTGCTAGCAACACATACGCATGCTGGTCACACCAACCCCTGTAACCTGACATCCTCCTAGGACCAACATCATCAGAGAATGCATCGATGACGAGGATGATACGCTCCTGGAGGTGTTTGAAGTCAGGGACAGCTAGCTTCACCTCTCCGCTGATCGTCTCCCAAGGGACACGTAATGAATGGTCTCTCGTCACCGGATCGTTCTGACGTGCGCACTGTAACAGCAGCGCCAGCTGGTCCTCACTTGAGACATACTCCTCACGTCCCGTGAATGGGTTCGGAACCCACCCGTGCCCAGGAAGCGATGACGCAATCCCAATGAATGCATCTAGGCTGCCACGTCCTCGGGCGCTTGACGCCTGGTCACCGTCCTCATGGCCCTTAACGTAGCGACCGAACCCACCCTTCTTCCAGGACAGGCCCTCTCCGCACCCACAAGCACACCTGGGCCACTCTCCAGCATGGTGGTGTTTGACCACATACGCAGGCCATTCGAGGCCATGCGCCTTCCTGATGTGTCTGGCGAGGACGTTGTTGGTGTTTGCGGCAGGCTTACCGCACTCAAGGCACTCTAGGCTCTTTGCGTCGCTTCTAGATGTCATTGATGTTGCTGATAACACTAAGTATCAGCAGCGGATCGACAACGCTGATCGACTCAACAACGTCTCCATCAGGAAGCAGCAACCTAACGTATGTTCCCTTCTTGTCCAAGGGTGAAGACATGACTAGCCCAACAACCAACGCGTAGAAGCCTTCTCGAAAGAGCCTGTAGCCCATTATGACGCTATCAGCATCAAGAACGCACGTGTCGAGCGGCCCGTGCCTGCTCAGGTCCAATGACACAAGCGACCCGATCAAGCGATGCTCTCCAGCCCAGAGGGTCCCCACGTCACCCTATCATGCCACTTGAGCCAGCGATTAAAGGGAGTGTCGAATATGCATGATCGCCTATCAGGATGCTGCGTCCCCCACAACCTCACGTGCTTCGGCCTGTCATCAACGAACATGAACCCATCCTGCGCGTGCTTCCGCGTCGTGACAGTGATGTCATGCACGATGTCCCTCACGAGGCCCTGCTCATGCATCCATGTGCGTCGTATCCCCTCCCAGTTCTCACATGTGTGCCAGGGCGATGTCACCCAGTGGATGTTGAACCCCTGCAAACGCAATGCATCAACGCCCTCATGGACGCCTGAGACTGGAGGAAGGGCACGCCAGAACTCTGGGTCATCCCATAGCTTAAGGACGCGGGAGCACTCATCAAGCGTGAGGACGTTGAAGATGTCCCACTGCGTTATCTCCCTGCCCGTCAGGTCAATCCCCAGCTCCTGCGTGGTTGCATCATGCAACGCGACGCTGACATCACATATATCAAGCAGGATCGTCTGCCCCTCATCCAAGGCATCCATCACCCAACGCCCTGGGCTCCCTTTCCCAATCTATCCTGGACACGTGCACGCCAAGAGACATTCGATGGGCGCGTGACATCCAACAGCCTGATCGGACAGTCATCCTGGATGGGACCCATGTCCTCAGTCAGCCTCCTGAAATGCCAAGCGCGTGCGCCTGGACGGTCATGGAGCTCTATCAGCTCTAGCTCATAGCAGAACAACACCGTCCCCCTGTTGTTCATCTTCGCTGCCCAGACATGTGTGCCCCTGTCATCCCAGTCGATGGCATCTGAGATGAGCTCCTCAAACACATCGTCGCGGCTCCTACCCGGCCTTGCTTCCCACTCTATCATCTACTACTCCTGCTCTATGTCCAGCGGCTCACTGTAGTCAGATAGCCGACCAACCAGCGTAAACGTATTCTGTTCATACACATCTGCATATCTGAAACACAGGCTGCACGTCCCATGGATGAACCATACCTTCTGTCCATCATCTACGTCAAACCCAACGAACAGCATCGGCGTTGCATCGCTTACACTTGTCCTGGGGTACGATGCATCCTTAAGATGCCCATTCTCATCGACTGCCGTAGCAATCGTGAATAGCAGCAGGTCACCCCGTGATAGGTCCTCATATGTGTCGGCCATCATCACTTCCTAAACACCAGGATGGGCTCAAACTTTCCCTTGAGCGCTGCATCACCCTGCGTGTGCTTGACAAAGTGGTCACGTCCGATTGACAACCTTAGGTCATCATCAGGCGCGCGCTTGAACCCAGCACGTTCAGCAGCCTCAATCACGATGTATGTGTGTTTATCATCGATGTTGATGACCATCGGCGCACCCTGACGCAGCACGCGGAAAGCCTCCTTGAACGTTGGCAGCATGTATCCCTCCGTCCATGCATCGTGCGTCCCAAACACGTTCCAGCACTGCGTGGGCTCATCGAAATACTTCTCCTTGTCAAAGTAAGGCGGGCTCGTGAACACAAGATCCACAGAGCAGTCATCGATGCCCGCAAGCCCGACCTCTGAGCCATGACAGCGCATGTCGATGCCCATGGTGCCCTGCTGCAGCCTCAGCTCTGCTGCAAGGCGCAGGAGGTCCCTGAACGTCTGCGTCGCCGGATCTGTGCCGATGTATCTCCCCTCAGGATATGCAGCAGCAAAGCCCAGCAACCGCGCACCGAAGCCACACGACGGATCCCAGACGACAGGAGACCTGACAGCACCGAGGAACCTCCTGTAGACCTCATACGCTGCCGTGGGCTTGAACCAGCTGACAGAGCTCCTCTGCACGATGAAGCCATAACGCACGTTCTTGATGTTGATGTCGAACGTCTCGCGACATGTCACAGATGTGCCATCATGCAGCTCATATGTGTATGGGCGTGATGTGTTAAGCCCCAGCCTATAGCGTAGGACACCGTCAAGCTTCCGATCGTCCCAGAAGCGCTTGGAGGGACCGCCATCGACATCCCAGAAGCTCTTAAACAGCGCCTTCAGATACCTACTGCCCGCGTGACCGAGGGATGAGACGCGGTCACTTGAGGCATCAAACTGATGCGCCCGAACCTGGGCCAAAGCATCATGGACTGCATCATCCAATGTGGGATAGAACCAACCGTAGCGCTTCACATGCGACCTGAAGAACCGCCTGACGACGGGCAGCAAACGCTGCTCTGTGAACGTCCGACCTGGAGCACCCGGAAACAGATCGACCTCATTGATGCGAACGAGCTGCTCACGTGTGATGATGCCGTCCATGTCCCCATTCATCCTGAACGCATCAGGGAGGCCGGCATCGATCTGGTCAGACATCATGTCTATCGACGCAAGCAGGTCAGCAGGACCCACAAGCGGGTCTGTGATGGGTCTCATTGGCATACGCTGTCTCCAGATGCCTCAAACGTGTGTTCCAATCGGGCGATAATGAAGAACTGCGGCGCTCTCTCTTCATACCTGAAGCATGCTACGCCCGTGGTCCCATGCAGGAACCATGACCTCACCCACTGGCTCTCTGGATGCAGCTCATGATGTGTGAACAGGAGGATAGACTTCGCCGTAGGAATGTTGAGCAAGCCCGTAAGGTGTCCATGTTCACTGACGCCCACCCTGAACAGCGTAGAGACAAGGTCACCAGGACGCAGGTCGCTGCATCGGACCTTGGTCCATAGCTCAGGCTGCTGCGTTACATCTGTCATATGACCATCTCCGCTGCGCGGGCGACAAGATAGAACTGTGGATCAGACTGCTCGACCCTGAAGGCGGTGCAATGCAGGTCGGCATGGAGGAACCAGAACTTTACACCGTCTCTATGCATGAAATAGAGCATTGACCCGCCTGGCCCATGACGATCAGTCTTTAAGAGGAGATGACCGTTATCGGCAATAAACTGTGCTCTACCGTTCAAGAAGACCATGTCGCCAGGACACAGGTCGCTGCATCGAACATCAGGCCTCATGTATTCAGCACATTCGATCATTGTTCAACCCACATCAACGTCATACAACTTCAATAACGCTCTGCAGGAGGATGACAAAGTCATCATAACGCCACCCGCGGGCGCCTGTCTCTGTAAGAAATTCATACGTTCCAGCGACATCATGTTCAAGAAAGATGAGTGCCCGGTGCTTCATCGGCTCTCCCATGTAGTTATCAGTCAAGTGTCCGCTGTCTGTCAATGTCGACATAGTTGCCACTGCGGTCGTGAACAAATCCCCTCGCACCAGGTCACCGACATACACGCGTCTGTGCCCATTATGGGCCCTGATGTCATCGCCGTCGAACACCAACACTCTCCTCGCGATGCTGCTTCCCCAGCTATGCATCCATCACATCGTAACACATCACATGTGACGTTTACACAGGCCGCATCAATCAGGCTCCTGCTCGCACACCCACGCGCTTGAGGCGCCCAGCAGCTCAAAGTCACGCATTATGTCGTCCAGACACGCAGCCGTGACGCGAAAGATACGTCCGTCGACCATCATGATGCGAAGCGTGGTGTCCTGAAACGACAGGACAAGCAGCGGATCATCTGGCGTGGGTCCGCTTCGTGACGACGTCGTCAGGCTAACGGTTGTGTAGTTGCTTGGGTTGACTGTCTTCTTTGCATAGCCTGAACGTGTTCTATTCCTAGGGAACGTCTGGGAGAAGCTAGGCGGACTTGATATCGGTATGTGCGTCACGCTTGTGCTTTGGACGGTGTATGATGCCGGCGGAGGGGCGACAACCGTGGGCGTGATGACCAACGGGACGTAGGGCGTATACACGAAGCCTGAGCTCACAACGCTTGCTCCAAGGGCAGCAGCAATGGACGCTGGGGGCAGCTCCTCGGTCCAGAACCAGGGCTTGACTGTTCGGACGAGGTCGCCGGGTTGGAGCGGGCTTAATAACATGATGCATCCATCATACCACCTCGACAAACCTTATGTCAGGATACGGGCGGCATCTGAACAACGGAACGAGGGGGACGCACAGCTCACGCTCTATGAGCTCCCTTCCTCCCTCTCACGATCGACCAATGCGACCACGCCCACAACCGTAATAGGCACCCATGCGGACATCCCTTCTCCAGGGTCCAGACCGTGTCCCACCTTACAGCATGCTTGACAACATACGGTTTTGATACTATCTCCTGCACGACATCATTCCATGTCGCGCCCTCTATGTAGTCTAGACCATATTTCTATTCCTCTTTCACACATATTTCATGTTGTTGTGAAACATAACTACTTTCTAGCGTAAAACACTTCATAAAGTCGTCTGGATACATTCCACGACACACAGTTCCAAGCATGTCATTATAAAGCACCTCATATGACCATAGTGGTAAGTCTACTCCCTCATCTGCCGAGTGACCCATCAAGATTACGCATGAACCCGGCTCTAGCATAAAATCCCACGTCCCGGTGACAGCAGCGCGCTCCATTGAATAAAACGCTCGTTGGAATTCATTTTTCACTCGACAGACAAACAGTGAGCCCTGATGCTCTCTACAGAAGCTCTCACCAGCGTCAAAGCCGCGGATACACTCTAGCTCATCTTCAGAGTACTCTTCTACGTCGTCTAATTCTTCAATCATATTCTAACCTCATCCAAGAACTCACATAGCTGGCCACCCTCAAAGACATCACGATCGACGTAGACGTACGTCATCGCATTATCATCGCAATAACGCCTACCAGCCTCAGCTTTAACAATGTCAACGGCCGTCTCACGACCCTTGCACTCAATCATCCTCTTACCGTCTAGGCTGACGAAGTCTGCAACGTAGTCCCTTTTAATTCCGTCTTCGTCAATATACTCGAGATAAATCTCATGCTTCTTCGTCACGGGATAACCACGAGCAATGCATTCATCTAGAAACAGCGACTCATACGAAGAATGCATGTACTCATCTCTGTTAGTGAAAGGATTGAACTTCCACTCAGCTTTAAATGGCGCCTGAGGCCCTATCTTTCCCTCATCAAGAAGCTTTTTCGCTCGATCAGAAGCTTCTTTTCTAAGCTTATCACCCTTGGGATTGCCTGGAACGAATAATTCATGCATCTTCCGTGAATTATTTGCTGCTTTATCAGTCGTTTCATATAACACTTTTTGTGCGTCTGAATTCTTCTTACGCACCTCAGGACTTCGAATTATCGCTACACGTTCATCATATTCTTCTTTCCACCGTTTCTCTGCTGCCCTTGAATAGTTCTTCCTATGTTCCTCTGTTCGAACTTTACCGTAGTTTGGGTTGTCAGGACCCTTCTTACCATACATGGGATTTTTCTCACCTTTTGAGATAACGCGATAACCGTGTCTATGATTGTACGGGCTACTTTCAAACCCACCCTTCTGCCACTCCAGCTTTTCACCGCATCCACATGCACAGATTGGCCAGATGCCAGCGTGTTCATGCTTGACGATGTAGTCTGGCCATTCAATATTGTGAAAATTTCGTAGGTGTCGTGCAAGGACGTTGTTTGAATTAGCGACAGCCTTGTTACATTCCTTGCAGTTGATCGTGAACAATGTCATATAATAACATACACGAGCAAAGCTCACATGGTTAATTTTGAGTACTAATAATCACTCTCTTTGAAGAAAGCTGACACGGGCATGCAGTACAGACACGGACGGGGCCTTTCGGCCCCATCCAAACCCTAGGCACTCATGCCCAGGTCCAAATTTTCACATAATCGTTAGATTATATTTAGATCCATCACGGTCACTGTACCGTAAAAATCGCTACGTACCATCTTCTTTCCGTAGCGGGTCATTACTCCCTTCCTAGGCGTGAAATCTTCGGGAGCAAAGATCGTCGGAGTGACAATCAGCGGAACGTAAGGAGCATAGACATATCCCGTCTCCAGGTAGTTCTTGCCCTTATATCCTACGAGCACCTTATTCGAAGGGAAGTAGGGATCTTTGTAGACAGTGAACCTGTTCTGCAGCGTTCCCACCGGCTCAGCGCCCAACGTGAACGGGTTCGCAACCTGCCCGCTCGCATCAACGTTCATCAGTGGCCTCCAGGCGACGGACGCCTCAAGGATCGTGGCGACCTCAGGGCTCGTCACGATGAAGTTCGCAGAACCACGCAGCGTCTTCTTGTGGATGGTGTTCGCGACGTCGATGATCGTCTCAACGAGCGTCTCGTACCACTCACGGACGGTGCCCTGGAACGTGGGTCCCGGGGCCAGCGTGCTGCTCATCAGCACCTCTGCGCCTGTGGTCTTGTTCACGAACTTGCCCGGAGCACGGCTCCAGTAGAAGTTCGCACCGTTGGCCTCCCGCAGCAGGTCGGACAGGATCTCGCGGTCGATCTCCAGCGCCACCTGCTCAGACAGGATCTGCGTCAGTTCAACCTCGGCGTCAAGGCTGTGGTACGCGTTGAGGTCCTGGGCAAGCTCAGGGCTCCATCGTGCACGCAGCTTGCGTGTCGAGGCCGTCACAGAGATGGACTCAATCTTGATGTCGATCTCAGGGATGATCGGCGAGGCATCAGACGTGCTGAAGTCGCTCTCAAACGATGGGATCGTCAGCGTGCTTCCATCAGAGCTATCCACGTCCAACGAAGCACCGATTGCATATGAGCCCGTCAGACCCACGGCAGCCGTGGTGTCGCCAGCACGTGTCGGCGCATAGACGCCAGAGACCACCGTCAGGATGGCTGCGTTCGTGTCAGCTCGACCCACCATCGCATTGGGCGTGAACACACCGTTTGCGAAGGTTCCCAGCTGGTTCAACCGCCTGACATTCAGGATGTTGTTGCCCTGGCCCTGGATCGTCTGCGGAATGACGGCAAGACCCGTCTGCGCGACCGTCTGTGAGAAGACAGCAAAGCTCTCAAACTCAGTCAGGTCGATGTCGGACGCGATCTGGTTCAGGTTGAACACAAGGAACTGAAAACGTCCCGTGCTATCATACGCATTGTTCGCAACATCATTCTCAATCAGCGTGCCGATCTGCGGATCGAACATGGAGACCTGACCGTCTGTTCCCGTCGCATGCATCAAACTTGCAGCAGTAAATGTAGTATTGGGACCCCATGCGCCAGATGCCAGCAACGCCAGTTCATTGCCCGTGGTCGTCTCATGGACCTTGGTGAAGCTCTGTCCGATCAGGTCGTACTGTCCACCGGTCGCGAGCGATCCAGAACGGACGCCCTTGCCAGTGGGCTGGTTGTAGATGGAACGACCCGCAGCGTACGTCTGCGCATTCGCAGCACCTGCAGCACCCGTCGCGCGGACGCTGTCGCCGCCGACATTCGTTCCGTACGTGTAGTCCAGGTAGAAGAGCAGGCCCGAAGGCAGGCTCATCGGCTGGATGGACACGAGCTCATTCGCGATCAGGCCGCCAAACACACGACGAACGATCGGGAACGCGATGTTTGAGAAGCCACGGATGTCGCCTGACGACGCAAGGGCGCCAGCTCCCGTGGACAGCGAGTTCGTCTCTCGCAGGACCTCTGCTGCCTGGTTCTCAAGCAGGCGGGACATGTTCTCCTTCTTGACGCCACCGAGACCACGAAGCAGGCCCGTCCGGTTCCACTTCTCACACAGCCTGTTGGCAATCGCCGCCATGTCACGCTGCTGGATGCCCTCTGTGAGGTACTCCAACGTAAATTGCTTACTCATCTGTTAACTCCTAAGCTCCTTGGGCTGCATTAGCCCTGGATGATCCTTCCATCGTTGAACGCGATCCGGTTCCACTTCTCAAAGAGAGGGTCNGTCTCTGCNTCCCTTGACGGAGATGATGAGGTCATCGGCCGGGAACCCCCGGTCTGCTTCGACCTCTCCACTGACTCCTTCACTGGAGCCTGCTTCTTCTTGAGCGTCTCCATGATCCGAGAGTACAGCCTTTCCACATCGGCGACAGTCCTTCCCTTCTCAAGGGTCTCAACGACCCTCTGCTTCTGGCCCTGGGTCAACCCAGGGACCTGTAGGACCTTACTCAACGCCACAAGCTTGGTGCTGAACAGCTTCTGCTCTGCCAACTCTGCGCGGGCCCGCTTCACGGTCTCCGCAAGCTGCTTGTTCTTCTTCAAGAGGGCGCTCTCATTGGTGCCCTTCTTTGCTCGACCGGCGTTCCTGTGCCAGTCCTCCTTGACCTCGTACTCTTCCTCATCCTCATTCTCATCCTCATTCTCATCGAGGACGCTCTCATCGAGGTAGCCTTCGCTTCCTGAGGGGTCATGGGCGTTCAGGTCCTCGCCGTCAACGAACAGGTCTCCCTCATCGTCGCCCCCTCCGAAGTCGCTCAGATCGCTTCCGGGGCCGTGGCCTCCGTGCTGTATCTGGTATTTGTCTTCACGCAACCCCATCTTCTCCATCTCGGCGATCAGGGCTGCCTCATCGATCTCAATGATGTCATCATCATTCAACTTCACGTTACGCATCTTGTTCTCATTGGCATAGCCAACGGCCTCTTCCTCGACATCATCGTCTAGGTCATCGTCTGCAACGTCGGCGTCCAGGCCCATGTCATCGAGACCCGCATCGTCATCGAGGCCCTCATCGCCGGCAAGGGCGGCATCATCCATCTCTGCGTCCGCGGGCTCAACGCTAACGACCTCTGCAGAGCTACCAGCCTGCATGTCAGCCAACGTGGCAGGCATCTTGAACGTGACAAGCATCTGCTCAACGTCTACGTCACCCTCAAGGCCCCCGTCATCGAGGCCTGCTGCATCATCAACGGGCCCACCGAGGCCCATTTCATCATCAGCCTCGTTGAGCTTTCCCTTCTTGGTCACCATGTTTCTCATCTCCGTGTACAACATCGCAATGTTGCTACCAACCTGCCTAACTGTGGCCTCATCGATGCTGTCATCAGCATCCAGGGTCCTGCATAGCCCATCAACGGCTGCATGCAAGCGTATGGCCTCTTGCATCATAGCTATGGCCGACCTAGCGTCAGCTATAGCAAGCTTCTGTGATTTCATCCTTGCGTTCAGCCTTCCCGCACGTGAGTTGATGTCGTTCATCTCTTTGACGATCGATCTCAGCTGCGTGGGTGCACCATAGCGCTCTAGACGCTTGAACGTCTTCTCAAGGTCCTCATTGAGGCGCTGGCGAGCTTGGCCGTTGGTCGATGACCTCTGGAGCGACGCAAACATGCGCTTGCACTCAATGCGAAGCTGCCTCATCCTCTCGCCGTCGGCGCTTGTGAGCTGCTCAGGCTTGACAGCATCGAGCCTATCGAGCTGCTCCTGCATGCGTCTGACGCGCTGGACGACGCGATCAACATCGACCTCGACGCGACCCTCAAGCAACGATCCAAGGACGCGAAGCGACTCAGGCGTCAGGTCATACGCATCATCACCGTCCCTGATGGATATGGCATCCATGTCAAGCACGATCTTCCCCTCATGGTCTGGGAGCGTGAAGGCGGCCTGGTCATCGCCCACGTTCTCAATCCCGTGGGTCATCTCAGGTGTCGTCTCAACGGGCGGCAGGGGCAACCCATCAGGAAGCCCAATACCGTCGTCTGTGTCCATTCCAGGGTCGACGGACGCAGCAGGGTCCGCGAGTGGGTCCTCATCGCCCAACAGGAGGTCCTCATCATCGAGGGGCTCATCAAGCATCTCACCCAACAGGGCGCGCTCCATCAGCTCCTTCACACGTGGTGTGACAGCCTCAATGATCTTTTTCTTAGCACGCTCTTCAGCGACCTCTAAGAGCTTCTTCTTCTCTGCTATGACTTCGTTGTAGATGTCAGCCATCAGATGCGAGCCTCGCTCGTTCAATGCAGATAAATACGTTACAGTTACGTAAATGTCCCATGTTCTTTAAAGAGACGATGCGTGCGGCGCAACTACGGCCGACACGTATCTCTCAAGCGTCTCCTTCCCAGCATTCCTTGTGGCATCACGACGCCTGATGACGGCCCTCTTGATAGCACGGTCCTCATCGTCGGCAATGTCCTCGAGGCTATACGCAGGCATCTCGTTGTCAGGATCGTCATGGGGAGCAGGAGGAGAGAACCATCCCTTCTTGGAGCCCGTCCTTCGCCCAGGACGCGTCCTTGCATCAAAGGGACCCATGACATCGTAGCTCTTGCCCCCAGCACCACGTGCTAGCTGCAGCCCGACCTCAAGTATGAACTGCTCAAGGATGTCACGCGGCTCAACGCCTGACATTATCCCAGTCAACCCGCGTGTCGCGCCATTGACGAACGAATGCGTGCGATATGACTGCCTACCCAGGGCATCGACGACGCCCCTCTGGCGCCTGACAGCATCAAGCTCCTCCTCATCGCCCTCATCATCGAGGACCTCGAGCTCAACATCAGTCAGGCCCCTATAGGGCCAGGAACGTTCCTTCGTGTATTCTGAGCCAACACCACCTCGGTGGAGGGTGCCGTAGCCATGTCCGACGTTGCCGTCACCGGCGACGAGGCTTGTTGCCTCATGCAGCATCTGTGCTAGGGTGTGAACCCTGAGCTGCCCATGTCATGCTGGATGTCTAGGTCAACGCCTCCACCCTCTTGCTGCTCAGACAGCTTATCAGAGCTCTTCTTGGGAGATGTCAGGCTACCATTCTGCCCGTCGCCTCCAAACAGCTGCGGAGGAGGACTTGGAAGCGTCGTTGGATTGAGACCGCTATTCGCCTCAGGGCTCGCAGTGTTCGGTGAATAGGGCGTGCCGGGCAGACCTGCGCTGCCCACAGCAACATCAGCAAGCTCAGGGGCCGCCTTCGGATCACCGCTTGGAAGGTTCTTTCCGAAGTCGAGGTCGACCTTGATGTCTGGGTTCTTGTCCTGGAACCCATTCGTCAACGTCTGCATCAACGCAAGGACCTCCTTGTTCGTGTGTTGGCCCAGATGTGCCGTCGGAAGGTTGGGCGTCCCAGGGAACGCAGCCCCAAGCGCAGCAGTGTCAGAGGCACCGAGGGTGCCAACGGTTCGTTTCTCAAGCTCAATCTTGGCCATCGCTAGACCCCCACACCTCTTAACAGGCTGCTACTTCTTTGCCGAACGCGCCTCTTGTATGCGACGCTGGCGGACCTTGATCGACTCACGAAGCCTCTTGAGCTCCTTTATGAGCTTGGCCTCCTTGATGCGCTCAGCCTTATAGTGGTCGATGTCCTTCTCGAGGGTGTCTGCATACCCGTCAGCATCGACCTCCTTCGGCTTCGCGACCTTCTCAACGTCACGGACCTGGCCAAGCTTTGCTGCCTCCTGGAAGGCATCCCTCTCTTCTGCAATGAGCTTTCTGAGCCCATCAACTGTCATCTTGTAGACTTTTGGCATATCACAGCACCCCCATCAGGCTTGACATACATATCTCATAGCCTCGTTTCTTTCTCAAAAGAGTAACGCTTACGACAATGCAAGCATCGCCCAGTTTTGGGCGCCTTCAAACAGCTCCTCAGGACGATGGTCGGCCACGATCGCGGCATACCTGTCAGCAGGAGGGGAGCTGTCCGCGCCCTGTCCCCCACCGCCCATGTGACCCGGCATCACGTGCCCGCGGCGGGCCTGCTGGACATATGTCGTCCGCAGCGTGTCATCATAGATGCTCCTGAGGATGTTCGGGTCCGGGGGCCTTATGTCACCACCACCCAACGGTGTGTCGAGGCCTGGGTCCAACATGAGGGGCCTCTGGAGCTGCATGTGAGGCTGACCCTGGTGATGGTGCCCTCCCATGGGCGCGTCAAGCCTCGGATCGTAGCGACCACCGTAGGCGCCATAGGGCTGCTGCGCCAGGGCCATGCTGTTCATCCTCACGCGGTCCGACGGGTTTGTGTATCCCGTGCCCTCAGCGACGTAGTAGCGTCGGGCTGACGTCTCAGGGCTGTCATCCACAAGGCCCGCCAGCTGGTCCAGCGGAGGCATCGGCTGCCCCATCGGGTCCTGGTTGAACGCTGCGCTCTGGCGGCGCATCTGCTGCGCAAGCAATCCACGCTGCGATGCAATCTCCTGTCGCATCCTCATCTGGTTGTCATCCATCGGGTTGATCAGCTGGTCGCCCAACGATTGTGCAGCCTGAGGCGCGCGATGCCTGGATGACACAGGCGCTCCGCCAAGGGCCTCATGCATCGCCGATGGATCGAGCTGCTCATCCATGATGTCCTGCAGGCACTCTCTGATTATCGGCTTCAGCAGCCTCTTTAGGTCGCTCTTCTTCATCCTCATGTCATCCCACTCCCTGGAACAGCGGCGGGGCGTTCGTCGAACCCGATGGAATTGAGCCCGTTATCGTCGGCAGCTGTGACGGCATTACGTGCGTCAGGCCTGCGATGACATCGAACGTCGGCGCACCCACAGACCCTGAGAGCCATAGCTCCTTTATCCTCACGTTCATCTCACGGAGCTCTCCCTCACGGAGGAAGAACCGCCTGTTGGTCCCTGATGGGTTGTCGTTCAACCCATTCTCTGTAAAGGCCACGATAAGGACGGTCGCGCCGCCCGTCGCAGTGTTCTTCACGCTGACGTCCTTCGTCACCGTCGGAAAGCTGACCTTGGTCGCAGTAGCGCCGACCGTCCCGTTGGTGACGAAGGGAACGCCCGATATCAGGTACGTTCCAACGTCATTGACGCCCGCCTGGGGCCACTGTGTGCTCATTATCGCTCCAATCCTTCAGCTAGAAGGATGCTGTCTATGCAGCTTATGATGCGGTCACTGTTCGTTCTTTCGTAGCCCAAGACTGGGTTTCCCTGTTCATCGTATATAACCCTGCCTTCAGCCATCATGAAAGCCCCCGACGTCGATGGTTCACACACTACGTCCCAGCAGATCAGCTGGAAGTCGTCGTTCACCCTCTGGTGGTCCCTCTCTTCCTTGGTTGAGCCCACACCTCTCGATGATATTCCCACCTTGATGCCGTGCCTGATGTAACCTCTAAGGATCTTCCCCATAGGCAGCTCATCAAGCACCTCAATCGTTCCGTAGACGGTGCCATCATCACGCAGCACAGCCTCTGTCACGACGTGCGAGCCCTTCTCAAGCTCAACAACTGAGCTCGAAGGATGATCTAGCTGGCCGACAGCCCTTCGCTCATTTATGAACTTCTGGTAGTTCCTGACCTCACGTTCCAAGACAGCCCTTGGATACACACGCCCGTTCTGGTTCAACGTGTCAGCCTTCTGCAGGATGCCCCGCAACAACAGGGGTCCCTTCGACGCAGCAGCCTCCTCGATGACGCTCTGGTCGACCTCAAGGGGCGTCCACTCCTGCAGCAATCGTAGCCCTGAGCCCTGCGCGTCTTTCTTCATCATCAACTCTCCAGCTCCTGGCGCAGCTGTGCGACTCGGAGGTAACGTGCGATGCACGCGTCATCGATGGGTCCAACAGGGCCCTGCATCAGCTCCTTTACGGCTGCAATGCTGCGCGTTCGCGCGGGTTCCATGCCCTCTGTCACCATGCTATTAAGCGCTTCAAGCGTGGATGCACGAAGGCCATCGATCATCTCATGCAGGGCAGCGCTGTCGTTCGTCCTCATGGCATAGACGTAGCCGTCGAGCAACGCAAGCTGCTCCTTGTTCAACAGACCCCTGTGCCTCTCACCCGTACGCTTCAGCATCAGGCCCACCACAAGGTCATCCGACTGCGTCGATGACATCGATGCCTCATCGAGCAGGTTGCGACCCTTGGGCGTCATGAGATGGCCGACGAGCTCCTCCTCGAGCTCAGCCACACGGACGATGTCGCTGGGTCCCGCGGGAAGACGCCACTCATTCAGCAGCAGCTGGACTGTCGCAAGCATCCTGTAGTTCTCAACGCGTCTGTTGTAGAACGACGCATCATTGAACGTGTGGTTGATGCCCCTGATTAGGAGCGACTTCTCACGATCGAGCTGGCTGCTGTCATACGTGCGTGAGGCGTTGCGACAGCTCTCAATGATGCGCCAGGCTGTCTCACGCGATGGGACGTGTGTGTTCAACAACGCATGGAACAGCCTAAACTCCCTCTGTAGCTGCGTCCCGGACCTGAAATGCTTCCGGACCAGCCTGAGGGCCTGCGACGTCCGCGCATGGTCATCATCAACGAGGCCCTCCGACGCGCAGCCCACGAGGAACTCATACAGGAGGCCTGTATTTCGCTTTTTCCTATGCCTTAGGCCGCCCGGGGGCGCGTCATTCCCTCTCATCATCATCTTCGTCCTCATACTCTAAAATCGGACCCTCATCATCACCGATGACAGCATCATCAATGACAATATCATCATCAACGACACCAGCACCCAAGACGTCAGCAGCCACGGCCTCCAGGTCCAGCTCGACCTCGATATCACCGCCCAGGGTCACATCGAGGTCTGCGGCCTCGACGAGGACCCCAGCGCTGCCGCGCCTAGTGATATCTAGGCGCCGCTGGAGGGATGCCAGCACAGATTTCATCTCAGCCGACAGGTGTGCGCCCTCACGTCGGGCGGGGGCATCGACCAAGGACAGCAACGAGCGGCCCTCCTTGAACGGGCTGCCCTTGAAGAACCTGTCGTCGTAGACATCATAGTCGGGCGCGACCATCGCAGGGAAGTCAGGCATGTGCGTCTTCCTGGGCCCATGCGTCCTCCTGCGGCCCCTGTTGTAGAGGGCCTTGGCCAACGGCGTCGTGCGTGCTGGACCTGGACCTCCCTTGCCCTTGCCATCACGTCGTTGGTTCCTGTTCAGGCGCGTCAGCGTGCGTGCGATTGCTGTGCCTGCTGGTCTATCATCAGCGTCTGCTGCATCATCAGCGCCGTCAGCATCATCCTCATCAAGCGCATCGTCGTCAGACGTCAGCAGCCTCTGATCATCGCCAGATGCATCATCTGCAGGATCATCGCCCGCAAAGAGGTCCTCATCGCCCCCCTCTTCGCCCCCAGGCTCAGACCCACCGGACTCGGATCCACCTGCCTCAGCACCGCCCACAGCAAGGTCATCCCCTCCCCCAAGGTCGTCGCCTCCGCCGAAAGGATCATCGCCCCCTCCGAGGCCGCCGAGGGCCCCTCCACCTCCACCACCCGCGCCGCCGAACTCATCGGCCTCTTGCTCAAGTGTAAGGTCTACGATGTGGTCGTGCCTGAGGCCCTCCTCGATCTCCTCGATCTGCTCATCCGACAGCTCAAACAGCTCACGCCTGATGAATGCACGATCGACGAGACCCTCAGGGACAGAGCCCGCGATCTCAAACTTGGTGCGCCACAGCTCAAGCTTCTGCAGCTGCGCCACGCTGGATGGGTTCGACAGCTTTAGCTTGAAGTCCACGAGGTCCTCGCCCTCGTAGCCGTGCGCGAACAGGTGGATGATGGCGACCTTCTCAAGCTCTGAGAGGACGGCCTTCTGGATGCGTGCGATGGAACGAGAAAATCGTATGTCCATCTGGGCAAGTGTACTCTTTGAACTTAATGATTCATCATATCCGAGATACGCTTTAGGAACTTTTAATGCTGCGAATAATTTCCGTTGAATGTATTCGACGTCTGCGATATCTGAGACGTGCTGACCTCCCGCCAATGTATCGATCTTCGTGCCTGAGTCATTACCACGTATCGGGATGAAATAGTCCTCGTCCACGCTCTGGAACATGAATATCCCTCCGCGCAGCTGCGGAGTATTCATGCATCCTTTCTCATCAAACTCAACGGGAGCGCATACAGCATCTTCAATAGAAGCAAACCCGTCTCCACCCTCAGAAATGAGAGCAAAGTTATGCCTATCATGCTGCCCATCAGGACCCACAACGGTCATGCAATAAACATCATCAAAACGTTCAACCGTCTCAATCATTGATACCTTATGATTCTTGCATACTGTATGCAAAGTATCACGTAAGACGCAATAATTAGCTCTTTCAATAAGCTTCAGTTCGTACGCACAGTTCACGAATGTTCCTATATGCAGCTTATCAATGTTGCGTTTATTTGCAGAATTTGCAACCTGCATCTTTTGTCGCAGATCATCATTAGAGCGCAGCCACTGCGTTGCCTTAGCACGACTAAGCTTAGGATTTAGCCCTATGTGTTCAAAGACGATGTCACGTGCGTCATCGGGAATGACCCAGCGCATGTTCTTCTTTGCCGTCTCAGAACGTGCCTCATCAGACCAAAATTTGGTCATCGAGTCGCTTCTAATCGCGTTATGTTCCTTGTGCAGATCAGACCCATTGTATGCAGCACCCATCTTCTGGGCCTTCTGATACTTTCTGTTATACATCGCCACCATCTCACGATGTTCAGGGCTTTTGTTTGCCTCAGCATGGTGGTTTTTATGCTCAAACCAACCCATACGTTGGAGGTTCACAGGTCTGTTGTCCCACTTCCTGTGATTCATATGATGTATGACAACGCCCTCGTCGATCTGTCTGTCCATGTCAACGCAGCTATCATTTGAGATGGCTTTGTGCGTCTGGACCCAGTTGTTAGAACCCGGCTGGTAGACGACCTCATAACCCGTATTGTAGTCACCCTTCTCCTTGCTGCTTAACCTCCTGTAGAAGGGCATCAGGCTGTCATCAGGTTGAAGCCCATCTGCCCTTCTCCTACTGCCGTCCCTCATCATGAAGGGATGCTCAGGAGCCGTCGTGACCCAGGTGCCATCATCAAGCCAGACCCTTATGAGCCGCTCAGCCGTATAGTTCTTTCCACACCACACCACTTTTCCAGGCACAGTTTTGTGTGTCCCATCTTGGATAGAATAGACCCAGTTCTCTTTACCTAAATCATACTCATTCGCAAGCTGCTCAATCGTTATCGTTCGACCATCCAAAAGAGGTATCAATGATTGTTTCGATATCGGTAACGGATTGTATCTTAAATCGACGCGGCCTGAGCTTTTATCAATTACTTGCGCTCGTTTCAATTTACTCTGGGCGGCCTCCATGTAGTTGGGTATCTCTTCAGTCGGCACCGTGCCCACGTCGATGTAGAACACCCTGCGTTCTGGTGACCTCACCACCCTATAGACAAGCATTGCATCCTCGATGAGGATCAGCTGGCGCCATATCCGTCGGGCGCTCTCAAGGATGGATGAGCCGTAGGGCAGGAAGGCGTCATTGCCCATGAGCCTGAGGTGTGCCACCTGCCAGGCCTCCAGGATCTGGTTGCCCTGCTGCGTCCAGCGGAAGCGGACGGCCATCGGGTCCTCTGGGTCCCAGCCCTCGTCACGCTCAACCTCATTGACGGGCATGGGGAAGGCGTTTATGACGCCCATCTCTGGATGGACATCGAGAAAGAGGAACAGGTCTCCGTACTTCAGAAGGTTCTGCGTCCAGGCAATGAGGTTGTGCTCAAGGTTGAGCGTGTCGTACATCAGCGTCTCAATCAGCTCATGGATCTTTGGGTTGTCTGAGTATATGTGAAGTGATTGTCCCTTGTCGTCAGAGGCCGTAGTCTCCTCCGCGAATATCTCGAGGGCGCTCGCGATCTCAGGAGTATTGTGCGACATTACGCTGTCTGTCGCGAAGTTCTTGTAGCCATCAACAGTCAGGTCATAGAGTGGAATGACGCCCACATGCTCAATGGAGATGATCTTGTGGTTGCTGAATGACTCCTGAAACTCTTTGAAGGACACATAGCCCTCATGCTTCAGGCGATTTCTAACCCTCATGTACGTCGTGTTCAGCTTTCTCACTAGATCGAACGCACACATTCCAGGTTCATATGCATCGATTACATGCTTAAACGTCAAGGATGCATCGTAACGAGGATTCTTCTTTCCCCTGTTGTCCCAGCTTGCGTTTCTCCAGCCTGACCTGTACGCTCTAGCAAACGTCTCAAAGTTCTCAAAACCTGCTTCACGCAGGCGAGTCTTAATAAGGTTCTGGCTGGTGTCAAGCGCATCTGCAACAAGCACGCTGTTGAAATCAAGCGCTTCACATGTCTCAAGTATCCTGCCGAACGTGATGTCACGACGTGCAACAGGATTGTTCTCCTTCATGAACTCTGACTGTCGCTTCTTGAAGCTCTCAATCCATTCTGCATTCTCCTTGTTCCACTTCTTCTCGTTGTTGAGCCGCGCATGGTAGCTCAAGTGGTCCTGCTCGTCCATGATGAGGAGGTTCTCGGGCCTGTTGTCATGCTTCACGAAGTTGATGTGATGGACGACCTCATTCTCCTTCAGGTCTCGTCCTGCGACCCAACCTGCGATGAGCCTATGCTCAGAGACCCAGCCCTTTCGACCCACGCTTGGATTGGTGACATAGACCCATCTATAACCATCTCCGCTGTCCTTCTCCTCGCCCTCCTGCAGGTTCTTGTAGAAATCTCGGCGATAGAAGGGCATCATGCTGTCGCCCTCACGCAGCTCATCTATGCGTCTGTATGTCCCGTCACGAAGCATCAGACGATGGTTAGCAGAACCCGTTATCGACTTTCCGCTGTCAAACGTCACCTTCCATGCATCGTCTACTCTTGTCTGCCTCGCCTGCTTTCCAAGTGCAGGAACGATCTGCTGCTTCTCATGGTCGTAGGCGTAGACATAAAACTCCTCATCAAGCCCATATTGGAATGAAAGCTCCTCAAGCGTCTTGTAGCCCCCAGGGACAGCTATCTTTGTATCGCCAGCAAGACAATACGTCATCTCGGCAAAGTCCGCATATCTGCTCATACGATCGTATGACCCATATGCGTTCAACGCATTGCTGTACACCTGGGAGTAGCTCTTCTTGAACACCTCCACAGCCGTGGAGGCACTCGGGGTCCTGAACGCCCTCACCTTCCGCCTTATGCTGGGCCCACCCTTGAAGAGCTGGGTCAGCCTCTTGAACAGGTCGTCTCTACGCTTGGGCATGGTTCCTCGTTAGCTGGGGCAGCTGGGAGATTGCTTGCATCGCTTGATTGTATCACACAGCATGAAGCATGTGAATGCCTGCTGTCAAACTCAGAACAACGCCCGCAGGATGGGCGCGCCCAACTGATGGGCGAACTTCCTGCTCTTTTCGTCTGCCGTCACAGGCCTGACACGTCCCGTCTGCGTGTCGAGCATGACGTACGCAGCGTTCGTTGAAAGCAGCTCATGGGCAGCGACAGGCTCGTACTCAAGGTCGTGCTTCCTAAGGAAGGCTGAGACCACGCCTGACTGTAGCTGGTCGTTGTAGCTATCAACGCTCCGTCGCTTGAGCGTGTTCGCTTCCCTCTCCTTGGGCGACAGCTTCCACCTTGAAAGGCGTCCTGGACGGGCAGACATCGACTCGCTGTCCCACTCCCACTCACCTGCGGCCTCACGGATCATCTTCCTCAGTTGCTTTAGTGTCAGCTTCATGTTATCACTTCCACAGCCAATCCGTGTTGAACGGATTTCCACTCTCAGGCCTCACACGCGCCCTGTTCGTCTGCGGACCACCAGGACCTCCCATGTAGGGCGTCATCCCGATCCAGGAGGGCAGGACCTCATTGCCGTTGCCCTTCATGTTCTCATACTTGTTTGAGCTCACACCGAAGCCTGATAGCATCGAGTTGTTCAGCTGCGACGCAAACTGGCTGTGGACACCATCCACGTCAAAGAGCCAGACACCGATCGCAAGCGACATGACGAGGTCGTCGTGGCAGTTCCTCTGTGCCTCAGGCTTCTCATTCTTGATGATGAACGTCTTCAGCTCATCATACAGGCGTGCTGAATGGACAGTTATCTGCTTGTTTCGGATGACCTCTTCAAGCTTTGAGACTATCCTCTTCCTGCTCTCACGCTGCGTATCGAAGCCCGCGTCGCTTATCGCCTCAGGCGGGACGTAGTCTCCGAACACGATGCTCTGGTTCTTGAAGTAGAGGTGGCTGTAACCCCTGTTTATCATCTCAATGATTACGTGGTTGCCGTATGTGTTCTTCTCAGGACAGACGAGCGCGTTGTTATACTTCTTCGCGTACTCAATCAGCAACTGCGCGAAGATGTCTGGACGCAGCTTGCCCCTGAACTCTGCTACGACCTCACCCGTCATCGTGCACAGCACATGGAACGCTGAGTAGTCGTTTCCGTCGCCGCGGCCGACGTCTGCAGGCATGATGTATTTCACCGTCGGGTCGTTTATCCTCTCCTGCCAGACCCAAACGTTTCTGTCGGGTCCCTCACGATAGATGGGCGGGCTGACTGCTTGCCCGACCCAGGCTATGTCAGATGCATCGAGGTATGTGCGTCCTGAGGCCAAAAAGTCACAAAGCAATTCCTGACTAACCTGCTGCTCTGACATGTTTCCTTTCTCATGCTCGAACCACTCCTCGTCGCGCTCAGGATGGACGTTCCAGGGCAGCTCAATGGGGTGGAACTCATTCCTCCCATCATGCGCATCGACCCACAGCTTATGGAAGAAGTTCCCGACGCCGTTGGGTGTTGAGATGATGAGAGCGCGGCCACCCGTTGATAGCGTGCTGTATAGGCCCTTCCATAT